GATTGAAGGACTGTATCAATCTTATGCCAAGCTAATTGCCGCAGCACAAAAACATTACCGCAAGAAAAATTCAAGGCGAGGCAAATTAATTGTGCCAACCAATTACCCACAGACAGAAAAGGCACAGCAGGAGTTAGAAAACTTGTTAAATGTACGTTTTAAGAGGTTTTTTGAGGCCGAAGGCGATGCCGTAATTCCGATTACAAACGGCCTTGAATATGACGAACTTGAAAACAAGGAAAACAGCAACAAAGGCAGTATGGAAGGGCGGGACGTAAGAGCATTCATTGATGATGTTTTTGACTTTGTCGCAATTGCTTTTCAAGTGCCGCCGCAACTGCTGAAAGGCAACATTGCAGACACTGACAAAGCAGTTTCTAACTTCTTGACATTCTGCGTCAATCCGTTAGCTGAATTGTTGACCGATGAAATCAACCGCAAGATGTACGGCAAACAAATGTTCTTAGAGCGCACTTACATGAAGCTAGACACAAGCCATATCAGAGCGGTTGATATTAAGGATGTAGCCGGCTCATTGGATATACTTCTGAGGATTGGAGCTTACAGTGTCGATGATTGCTTGAAGTATCTCGGCATGGAGCCGCTTGAAACAGAATGGAGTAAGGCAAGATGGATGACAAAGAACTACGAACCTATAACAACCAGGTATGAAGGAGGTGAGAATTAGATGGGAAAATACTATGCACTTGAAAAGAATGGCCAGGAAACAGACATATACATATTTGGGGATATTACATCATGGGAATGGTACGAGAATGATGTATCCAGCTATTCGTTGGTAAAAGAAATCCGGGCCTTAGGACATGATGTTGAACAAATTAATGTTCACATTAATTCTTACGGCGGAGAAGTTGCAGAAGGGCTGGCAATATACAACACACTTAAGAATCACAAAGCAAAAGTAAGAACAATCGTTGACGGCTTTGCCTGTTCTGCTGCTAGTGTTGTATTTATGGCTGGCGACGAACGCGTCATGAGTAATGCATCGCTTTTGATGATACATAACGCGTGGATGATTACATGGGGAGACCCGAATCAACTCCGAAAGAATGCGGACGACCTTGAGAAAATCACGCAGGCAACCAAAAACGCGTATCTGGAACACGCAAATATCACACAAGAAGAACTTTCAAAGATGATGGATGAAGAAACATGGATTCTTCCGAACGAAGCTTTAGATACGGGATTTGCAACTTCAATCGTCGGAGAACCCGCAACAGATAAAGCCGCAGCAAGTGCCCGAAAGGCACTTTTTAATTTGGTTAGCAAAGCAAGGAAAGAAACCGACACGGACAACGCTGACTTGCAAGAAGCAGTTAGACAGATTATGGAGCGGCTTAAAGCAAGTCAGGACAATGTCGAACCAGAGTCAGACCCGGAACCTAATCCGGAACCTGACCCAATTCCAGAACCGACACCAGAGCCACAGCAATTAGAGAATAAAACACTAAAATTTTTTAAAGCCGTATTAGGCAGAAAGGAAGGATAAGGATGACAAAGAAAAGACCTATAAACATTAACTTGCAGTTATTTGGAATGAATAACCCTGACAAGCTTAAACAGCAAAAAACGGAAATAGCAAACAAATTAAGAGAGGCAGTACAGAGCAATGATGAGCAAGCTTTTGCAAATGCTTTTGAGGAATATACCGACATTCTTCAAGAAGCAGTAATGGCAGAAGCGAGGGGGCTTGTAAACGCTGTAGACAGCCAAATACTTGCAGGACGTGGCGTAAGAGTTCTTACTAGCGAAGAAAGAAAATATTACGAAAAAGTTATCGAAGCGATGAAGTCTAACGGCCCACAGCAGTCTTTGAGCAACTTCGGGGAAACTTTGCCGAAAACCGTGATCAATGCTGTATTTGAAGACATCACAGAAAGCCATCCCTTGTTGGACGCAATCAACTTCAGGAATGCAGAAGCGTTGGTTGAGTATCTATATTCAAACATGGATGGCAGATTTAAGGCAACTTGGGGCAAGCTCTGTGCGCAAATTACAAAAGAACTAAGTGCATCGTTCCATAAAATCAATTTCAGTCAAAATAAATTATCTGCATATGTTCCGGTCTGCAAGGCGATGCTTGACCTTGGACCAGAATGGCTTGACAGATATATCAGGGCAATTCTGTATGAAGCCATTGCTAACGGGCTTGAGGATGGATCAATCAATGGACGTGGAGAAACTCCAAACGGTAGCGTTCCATTTTATGAGCCTATTGGTATGATTAGAGATTTAACTAATTATAATGTCAACAATGGTTATGCTGAAAAGGTTGCTATACCTGTTACCGATTTTAGTCCTGAGAACTATGGCGGGCTGATTGCGCAGTTGGCAACTGGACCCAATGGCCTCAACAGAACTGTTGGCGAGGTATTACTTATATGCAATCCTGTCGATTATTATACAAAGATTATGCCGGCGGTTATGTATAAGCAGCCAGACGGTACCTGGGTAAGCAGATTTCCATACCCGACAAGGATTATACAGTCTGCATTTGTTGAAAGCAATAAGGCAGTGCTTGGTATTGCACGTAGATATTTCGCTGTACTCGGAACCGGTAGAGATGGCAGAATTGAATATAGTGATGAATATCAATTCCTTGAGGACGAGAGGACTTATCTCATTAAGTTATACGGTACAGGCAGACCGCTTGACAACAGCAGCTTCTTAGTACTTGACATATCAAACCTCAAGCCGACCTATCCAGTGATTCGTGTTTCTGACTATGTTGACGCAAGATTGGCAAGCGTTGAGCTTAAGGACGAACAAGGAGATGCAATTGACTTGTCATTTGACAAGAATCTGCATTACTATACAGCTGCAATATCTGACGCTTCAAGTGTAGGAGATAACAACAAAGCAACACTCGTTGTAAGTGCAAGAGACAATAATGCAACAATAGCTGTAGAACTGAACGGCACACCCGAATCTCCATCTAATGGAGAATATGAATTGACATTGACGGCGGGTCAAAACTTAGTGGTAATTACTTCAACAGTAGGTGCAGTAATAGAAAGCTATGTAATAGTAATTACCTACACACCTAAAACATAAGAAGGTGATATAGTTGAGAGCTAGGGTAACAATGCCGTTCAGAGACAAATATACGAACATTATATATGGAAAAGGACAAGTAATAGAAGTTACAAAGGAGCGGTATGAGGAACTATCCTCTACCGCCCTTGGTTCTTTTGTTGAGGCAATTGAACGATTGCCAGCACCAGCACAAGAGCCAACACCAGAACCGAAGGAAGAAACCAAAAAGCCCGCGACAAAACCGAAGAAGCGTAAAAAGTAGGTGATGATATGGAACAGGAACCGACTTTGCTTGACGAAGTGAAAGACTACCTAAAAATCACTTGGGAAGATGAAGATACAGAGGTACAAAGGATTATTGACCGTGGACAATCTTACTTGAATGAACTCGCAGGAGTGGAATTGGACTTTGAAACAGAAGGGCATGCCCGCTCCCTCTTTTTCGACTATTGTCGTTATGCGTACAACAATGCCACAGAGTTTTTTGAAGAGAATTTCAGGACGGCAATCTTACGACTGCAACTCATGACAGGCGTTGCCGCAATGGAGAGTGGAGCTGATGATTAAAAGTAAATCCGAGAAAATGAAGGACTTGGCGAAAGTACGCAAGCACAAAATAATCATACAGAAGAAAGTTACAAGCGAAAATATCAGAGGCGACCATATAGAGGATTGGACTGATTGGAAAACCTTACGAGCAGAGAGAAGCACTCTATATGGCCGTGATTACTATGCTGCTGCAACCGTCAGCCAAGAGCAGACAATAATATTCACTGTCAAGTATGTGCAATTTTTGGAAGAAGTTGATACGGTCAAATATAGAATTATATACCAAGACAAGCCTTACGATATAAAACAAATCGACTTCATCCAAGACGATGGCATGTTTGCAAAAATAAAGGTACTGGAGAGTGGTTTGAATGCCTCTTCCTAAGTCAGTTACAAAAATCAAAAAAGACGGCGTTGAGTTTGTATCTAATGTAGACCGTGTAAATTACACTATTCAAGAGCTTTCCCGTGCGGCCCTAAAGGACATTGCGAAACTCTTACGAAAACGAATCAAGGACGCAACACCTGTCGAGACAGGAGTGCTAAAGAAAAATGTCGGCACTTGGGTTAAGAAGAATCCGAAAACGGGCGAGTGCGAACTTCAAGTTGGTGTATACAACCGTGACAGAGCGAAGAAAAAAGGATATACATATGCTTACCATGCACACTTGGTTGAGTTTGGCACAGCGAAGACGAAGGCAGCAAATGGAGGAAGAGGCTTTATAAAACCGACCGTACAAGACAGTATTGATGATATACGCCGAATAGAGGGGCAATATCTTTCGGCTATCGAGGACGAAAACCGGGCATTGGGCTTGATTGACGAAGAAGAGGAGATTGCGGATGATTGAGCTTAGAGATGTACTGCATCCTTATCTGAAGACAATTCATCCGCGAATATTTTTCCAAGAAAAGCCCGACCAAATCCCAGATCCGAAAAACCCGAGCCAAACAATACCAACACCAATGCCTTACGCGGTTTACAACATATCCATTAACGACGATGGAGAATTCACGCAAACAGTAACACTTGAAATTGACGGCTGGACTGATCAAAATGACACAACTGAGCTTGAAAACTTGATGAAGGCAATTGACAACGGCATTAACAAGCAACCGATAGTCGTAGAAGGACTATCGGTTGTATTTTTTCGCGATAACAAGTTTGCTTTCTTAGAAAACGAAACAAAATTTCACCGGCGTAGATATTCATATACCGGGTATCTGCATGGAAGGAGTTGAGAAGATGAAGCTTACTCAGGAACAGATGGAGAATATACAGATCGACTACGGGCTTGTATATGTCAATTACGGCGAAGTGGGAGAAAGGCAGCTTGCTCCTACTCGTGGCGGTGGAACATTTTCCGTAACAAAGAATATCAGGGAAATTGAGTATGACGGCAGACGCGGGAAGACAAAGGGTATGCAGGTGGTTGACGAAATCAATGCTATGCTGTCAGTGCCCCTGCTCTGTGCCAGCATGGATAATTTAGCTTTGGCCGTGCCGTGGGCGACATACTCAGACGGCAAGCTGTCAGCTGAAAGCGGCAATCT